TATAACATCAATATTTTCAAACTTAGATATTTTTTTTAATAATATAGAGTAATTCAACATAAGGTTATTTATATAATGAAAAGAATAGTGTTTAGCATATACACAAGTGACATAGAAAAAAATCATACATCTACAACTTCATTTAAAAGATCACAGTTTGAAAAATATAAAGATCAATTAGAAGATAGACAAAGAAAATATGCTAAGATATGTGATGCTCATTATAAACTTTTCCAAGCTAATAATACTAATTTTATAGATATACAATTTGAAAAACTAATATTGTTTACAGAACTTGCAAAAGAGTATGATGAAGTTCTCTATCTTGATTTTGATGTTATACCTATAACAGATAAAGTATTTTTTGATTCTTTTGATTTAAATAAAATAAGTGGATATAAGCTTGATAGAATAACCGGCGTAATGAATCAGTTACAAACAAGAATAGATAATGACGGATTTGACAGAATGAATATGTTTTGTAAAACGTGTTGTAAAAAAGCTATGTTATTATTAGAAGATATAAATTCAGATAATTATATTTTTAATACTGGAGTATTTGCTGGAAATAAAAAATCTATAAAAAGATTAAACTTTATAAAAAGATTGAAAAGAACAAAAAAAGTATTTGACGAAGCTGTTACTGATAACTTATATCCAAAAGAAATAAACAAATGGTGGAAACCAAATAATGAAGTCTTTGTTTCTTATATGGTTGAAAAGTTTAACATACCGTATAATAATATAGGCCTACAGTGGAATTTTATTTTAGATAATTGGAATCCTAAACCTTCTGCTAGTGGATATTTACTGCATTATATAAAAAAAGAATTTAATTTAACATTAGATTAATAACGTGTATTCTACTGATATAAAAAATCTTCACATTGAATTGACAAACAGATGTAATGCTGGATGTCCATCGTGCGCTAGAACTGGAAATTTTCCTGGGTTTTTATCTGAAACCATTTTTAATAGCGGACTGCACGATTTATCGTTAGATGACATAAAAAGTATATGTAAGCAGTTACCAAAAGTTAAAAAAGTAGATTTATGCGGAAACTACGGTGATCCAGCTGTTGCACCAGAATTTAAAGAAATAGTGCATTATTTAAGTTCAAAAAATATACGGAGTATTATATCAACAAACGGTGCACCAAGAAAACCTGAGTATTGGGAAGAATTAGCATTAAAAAATGTTCGAATAGATTTTCATATAGATGGTGATGAAAATACTAATCACTTATATCGCATTGGAACAAACTATCATAAAATTATTGATAATGCAAAAGCATTTATTAAAGCTGGTGGTTATGCTAGGTGGGCTTTTATACCATTCGAACACAATGAACACGTTATAGAAAAATGTAAAAAATTGTCTAAAGATTTAGGTTTTAAAGAATTTAATATTAAAAAAACTTATAGAGTGACTAACTTAAGCCCGAAATCAGAAGTAAAAATAAATTTGCCAAAAAATAAAAAATATGTAAATGTTATAGCCACTGACAATTTAAAAGAAAAATGCATTGATTGTAAAGTAAGTAATAATAACGAAATATATATTTCTTGTAATGGTGATATATATCCTTGTTGTTGGTGGGCTGGATATTTTTGGGATAGGAAATTTTTAAAAGAAAAAAATGAAAAATTTAACTATTTGGTAGATTTTGAAAATAATTTTAAAAATAAATCTATCAAAGATATTTTAAATAGTTATATTAATAAAACTGATATTTATGAATTAGTATGGGAATATAAAAAATTTAGTGTATGTAATAAATTTTGTGGTACCTATTATTTAAAAGATAAATATGTGGGAAATAGATATGTTTAAAAAACTAAAACAATGGCGTAGATTTAGCGACAAAGTTCCAAATCATCAAGAAATTATCGATACTATTTCTAAAGCACATTATTTAACTCCAATTAAAAATGGTGTATATGATTATAAAATAGATGTTTGGGGTCCAGATTTTAAAAAAGAAAAACATGAATTAGCTGTATGCACCGTAAAAGGCGATAACATGTTTAACTATCGAAAAAAATATAATGATAAAAAAACTATGGAAGAGTTAAAACTTTTATATAAAGAATATTTAAAAACTTGGCCAAGAAAAATACATGATGTAGGATTTAATCTTCAAGTTTTAGCACCATATCTTTTAATTTACAGAGCTAAATATATGGAAAAAAAGTCTTTAGATTGGACTATTCAAGCTTCAATGAACGCTTTAGTTCTTTCAAATTTATTACAAAATAAAAATATAGATGTTTCTTTCTGTAGATGTTTCTTTCATTCAGATTTTTTAGAAAATGAAATAATTTCAAACTTTCATATACCAAATCAAAAATCTCATATGATAAAGAATCAAGTTTTGTTTTTATTAAGTGTTGGTTATGCTGATAAAAAATCAGGAACAAATAGAAAAACTAATCCACCGAATTTTCAAGAAGTTGTTAATATAATATGAAATTTATAGTTGAAGACCAAACAATTACATTTGACATAGAAAAAATACAAAAATTAAAAAAAATAGGAATTGCGTTTTCAAGCGGAACTGATTCAAGTTTGATATTTTGTTTATTGGCTAAGTATGTACCAGATATAGAAATCATACCTTGGTATGGAATAGAATTTCATCAAATTACTGGTTTAAATTTTGTTAAGAGAGCTTATAAAAAAATAGTTAATAATTATCCTAATGCTAACATAGCGCCAATGAGATATTTCGGAATTGATAGAGAAGATCCGGTTTGGGAAGAAATCTTTTTTGATAACTATAAAATTGGATTCGAAGATGTTCGTACTGATAGATTAACCGTTGAATTTAACAGCGCTAAAAAAAATTTTATAATTGACGAATATAAATCAGAACTTATTAGAAATGGCATAACAAACGTAAACACTTTTGGTACGCTATCAGCTCCACCTAGATCAGAATGTTTTAAATATGGCTTTGAAAGATACGTTCAACCATATCGTTGGACCCCAAAAGGACAAGAAGAGTGGAACATGGTTAATGTTAAAATATGGCAACCTCTTAAATTTGTAAATAAAAAATTTGTTGCTGGAATGTTTAAGAAGGAAGGATTGATGGATTGGTTATATCCTTTTTTAAATTCATGCGCTGGTAGAGATCCTATTAAAACAAATAATTTTACTAAACCATGTAAAACCGAATGCTTTCACTGTTACGAAAGAATGTGGGCATTTGGTACGTATGACGGATGCATCACTTGATAAGAATTATAGCTGTAAGAACTGGCATTAAGTACAGTCAATGGTATGAAGATAATTTAATTTATATGATTGATAATTACTCTAAGATAAATTATGATATGATAGAAGTTATAAGAGACGATAAATTTGATGATGAAAGAGGAGTGTTCAATAAACTACAAATGTTTGATAAGTTTACTGAATCAAATATTACTAATCTATATTTTGACTTAGATGTATGTATCAAAAATGATTGTAATTATTTTTTAAAAAGTAAATTTACATTATGTCATGCTTGGTGGAGAGATCCACATCATACACCTCTTAATTCTTCGATAATGTCTTGGAAAGGAGATTGCAGTTACATATATAAAAAATTTATAGAAGATCCAGAATATTATATGTTTAAATATCACAGAGGAATAGATCAGTTTATCTATGAAAATATAAAGTACAATACATATAAAAATAAATCGCTTTATTATTCGTTTAGAGAAGAACCTAAAGAAAAAGATGCTTCAATATGTTTATTTAATCAAAGATATGAGTATATGAAAAATAAAGGTTGGTGGTCTAATTACTTTCTTCAAAAATCTTAATAGCAACATTTAAAGCTTCTCTTATATTTTTAGCTTTCCTTAAATCTGACTTTAATTTCTTAGTTTTACAATTTTTAACAAATTCGAGTTCAAAGAGTTTAAGTTTAAAAACAAAAAGAGTATTTTTAGAATCACCATCTTCTTCTTTTTCAAATAATATTTTAATAATTGCTTCATTAATTACGTTTTTATCTCGAATATCTTTTAGTATTCCTTTATCTTTTGCTATTTGAATAGCTTTTTGTTCAAAGGCTCTTTGAGTTGCTTTTATATAGGCGTATGTATTTTCATGAAGCTGATCTATATCAATATGAGTCAACAAATCTACCCAGTTAGCATCTCCGTCTTTGGCTTCTATTGTTTGTTCTTGAGTTTCATTTCCATCTGTCCAAAATGATTTAACCATTGTTCTCTGATCGTTACTAAAACGTGCATCTACAAAAGTATATCCTGGAATTGCCATAACTAACTGCTCCTTGTTATCTTTAAAAAATATTGTGTTACTGTTTGAGGGGTACCATCAGGAAAATTTTGAGCACGATAATCATCGGCGCTAAATGTACGCTGTGCTAAAAAAGATCCATCTAATTTTGTATCATCCATACCAGTACCTCTGTTGTTTCCACTTCCGTTTATGCTATATGTTATTTTAGAACCTGATGTATTTACAGTATGATGTCTCATCTCTGCAAGCAACATAGCATCAAAATTTGCAAGTGTATAAGTTTGTAAATCATTACCAGAATTTATTTGAAGAGGCTGAGTGATTGAAGGACCGGTTGCTTCTTGGTCAGTTATATGTAAATAATAACTGTTGATTGATTCAAACTGATCTATTGCTTCTGGAATACCAATGCCGCTTTGCTCGTATAAAGCTTTATCAGCTCGAGTGTCTTCAAAAACTTTATTATCTCCTCCACCTAATATTAGTGTGTGACCAGCTGCAGGAGTTGCACTATTCGTTATGGTAAATGTTCCTTGTTTAGTAACGTGACTACCGACTAAGTCGTCAATTGCTTGTGTAATAAACGTATCAAATACATCTGTAGCTGTCATTGCTTGAATAGTTCCACTACCATCATAATATGCAGGATATAGTTTATTATTTGTGTCAGTAGGCGTGCTTACAGTTGCATTAGTTTGACTTATCTTTGCGATTCCTTCGCCTGCGGTTTCTCCGATCGTATCTACAGCCGCTGCAGTGTTATAACCGGCTGTGCCTCTTGTTGCTTCTGCACCAGCAACTAATCTAGTATCATTCATAGCACCTAAATTACCACCACTTGAAACAACAGTTAATAAAGCACTTGGATTACCAGCATACACATAAACACAACGATTTTGTATGGCTGTGATCATGGCTTCACTCATTTCTCTGAGATTTCCAGAATCATAATATAGTGGCCTTCTAGCTGCCATGATACTAAACCCCTGCGCCGTGTATCGTCTTTAGTGTACTACCTGCTGAATCTTTTATTAAAAGTGTTGATAAGCTTTTTAATTCTACTGAACTTATTGCGTCATCTGCCATCTTTGCTTCAGTAATTGAATTGTTTTCAATTTTCACTTCAGTTACTGCATTCAGTTCAATCATAGAAGCGTTAATAGTGTTTGGCGGAATGAAAAATCTACCTTGACTTGAATCAAAACCAATTCCATTTGCACTATCTTTTTGAAAGTTAGAATATATATTAGCATCCGCAGTTGTATCAGCTAATAATTGTATCACTTCACTAGAATCTAAAGCGTTAGCTGTAATTAAGTTTATAACATCTGCTGAGTCAACTTTACCTACTTGAGTGTTAATCTCATTTATTGCCGCCACTAAATTACTTTTATCCGTAGTAGATAATAACGCTTTATCACCTAAATCACTGGCTATTGTATTTGTCTTAGTAACTAGAGTAGTTACTGGATCTGATAGATTAATTTGTGTTACTGCCATCTAATTTCTCTATAATTTTATTTAACATAATTTTAATATCACCAACTTCATTCTTTAAATTTTCAAAATCTTTTTCTTTTTGTTTTCTTTCAAGCTTTCTTTTTCTTGCAGCCGCTATCTCTTCTTTATTTATATTCACAATACTTCCATAAATTCCAGTTCTCGCTAAGTTACTGTGCCCTTTCACTTTAATGTAACTCATTATACACTCAAAGCTATAACTCTTAAATTATCAATAACTGGTGAAAAAGCTTGATTAGTGCTTCTCATTACAATTTTTACTTGATACTTTTTAAAATCTAAAACATCTCCACCTAATCCGCCGAACAAGTAATCGTATTGTCTAAAAATATTTGGATTATCATCTGCAGTAATTTCTGTTTCTTGAGGAACTAAAACAAAATCTTTTTCTACAATTGATTCATCTATATCGCATGTTCTTACAAAAACTTGAAAATCTGTTGATGTTGGTCTATTAGCATCAATTAAAATTTTCAATCCTACAGCGGCTTCTTCTAATACAACTTCTCGAGTTAAATGTTTAGATGCAGAACTTCCACCTATTTTTGCAGTTTCATTAACAAAATTAAGAGGAACATTAAAATTAGTAGTCGCTGCTGAGTCTTGTTTATCAATGACATTTGAAATTAAACCAACCGATGATCTTTGCAGATCAATCATAGGAGCCATATTAGAGTCACCAAACATATTAAGTTCCATTTCTAATGATTTGACTTGAACTCCTACTGCACCTATTTGATTTATTTCTGCACTGTCATTTGCAACTATTTTTAAATTACTAAAATTAATATTTTCAAGTAATGCTATACCTTCAAATTCTGATGATTTTTGAAATGAATTATCAGTTGGTTCAGCATACGATTTACTAGTAGTTGTTTTAATAGCAGGAGCAATTTCTGTTCCTACGGGTATATTAGTTTGTATATTTGGAAATATTGTATTATATGAAATACTTTTTGTAGCTTGAATGCTTGATCCACCACCTCTAATATTTGCAGTTGCTGATGAATCAGCAGTAAATTTATAACCTGTATAATCCATAGATGTAATATTATATTTTTTATTTAATGTGTCTGCGGATATACCTCCAACACCAGCTGATTCAACACCTGAAAGCGTAACACCTTGTCCTACTTGTAACCCATGATGTGGATGAAACACTGTGACAACATTCGACCCGCTATCAACGGAAATAGGATTATTACTTAAAAGCTGTTTTGGTACAGAAGCATTTTGCAAAATAACTTTTGCATTTTGATGTTTAAATTTAGCTTTGTGAATTCTAAAAGTTAAATCTTGGTTTTGTGCAGGCGTAAATGTTCTACCATTTTGTGTATAAAATAAGCTACCTAACGTTGGTTGTTTATTTACTCTTTTTTCAGTAGAGCCAACAGCAAATTCATTTATTTCTGCTATATAAATTTTATAATCTTTTGAATCTGCAGTAACAACCAAAGCATATTCATTATTACCTTTTAAAAATAAAGGTTCATCTAATACAAATGGTGTAGCAGTAGTTGCATCAGCCGATACTGAAGCACCACCAGTAAAAGTACTTCCGGGCAATGATTTAATACTGCCAGGGATAATAGTACTTGATGATGGTATTCCATTAACCATTGGCCTTATTTCTATGGATACAGGAGCATTTTCGTCAGCAACTTCAAAAAATAAATCTACTTTTGTAACATAGATGCCACCGGGTTCTGCTACAAAAAATGACTGGGCAAGAGGTTGTTTACCTACTCTATATCCCGTTGATGTTTGTCCCATATATTAAATCTCCTAATTAAAAATCAAAGCTTTCACCTGCAACAGCTGATGCTGATGAGTGGTCTGTTGGATCTTCTGATGCATCAGCAACACTTGGTGGATCACTACCATCATCTCCGAAAGTATTATGCCTAGCTCTTTTTTGTGCCTGTCGCAGTTCATATGCTATTAAGCCAGCTTTTATTGATCTAATGTCTTTATTTGAAAGCCAAGTTCCATTGTCTTGAAGTGTGTAACCAGAACCAGGTGGATATGGACCGCCATCGCCACCGCTACCGCCATATGAAGCAAGAGAAGATGAATATAATAATCTTGTAGATGTATATTCTGCTTGTTTAGTATCTAAATATCCTTTTGCAGTGTATGGTGCTGATGCAACACTACCGGCATCTTTATCATTTGCAACACTAATATCTAAAATTTTAAATTCTTTTGTTCCTGTTGATATTTGAAGTGCATCGTTATTTGGAACAATAAATGATCCAGAAACCATACCGTCTCCGTCAGTCACTAGCGTAGTAGTCGAGCCATCAGGATGTAGAGTTAAACCATTAAATGTATTCCCTGGATCTATTGAGGAATCAGCGAAAAATTTAAATGAACCTAAACCTGATGCACCATTAGTGAAACTAGATATATTATGACCATCTAAAAAAGTAAAAACTCTTGTATTAGGTCTTAGTCCTGTAGCTTTAAAATGAATTTTTCTAGATCTCATAAATGGAGTTTGAGTTGTATTTATTAATCTGTCATCAACAAGTTCTAGTACTGCGTCATCTGTCACAACTTTTTCTTGAGCTCTTGCACCAGTAGTTCCACACCAACCCGTAACATGATTATCAAATAAATACGCAGGTCTTGCTGAAACTACTGTACCTGAACCTTGTATCACTTTATCAGGTAATCTTTCAGTGTCTCTCCACTCGTCAGATGACGGTGATAATGTAATATTACCATTGTAAATAGTAACTGCAAAAGGATTTACTTTAATTGATTTACTAGCAGTTGACTGATTTATATAAGCCACTTCATCGTGAGCAACATAAACATTATCACCTTTTCTTATTACTTTATGTTCACCTGAATTAGCTGTTACAGATGCTGCAGAATCATAAATCATTCTGATTCTGTCTTCATTGACAAGTGCTCTTAATTGTTGATTTACAAGATCTAGAGATGCTCTGTATTGTGTCGGTTTATGTGTGGATGAAAATCTATGATCTGCAAAGTTATCAACAAGAAAACCTGCTTTAGTTCTATCGTTACCTGCAGAATCTAAGACAGCAAAAGATTTTGTATCAGTTTCCAATAAATTTAAAGTAGTAAACTCTTCTAATCTGTCAACTCTTTTTTCAAGATTTCCAATATCTTTCATAGTAAATCTTCTAAAATTAAACTTGCTTAGTCTTACATCTGAGTCATTGAGAGTTTTAGCATTTAAAACTATATCATATAAAGGTAGTGTTCCTTCTTGTCTTGTTGGCATAACTGGATTAAATGCAGGTGGACCAAATGTTAATGCAAAATTAGAATTATAATCAATACCTAACTTAGCGGCTTGTGAAAGATTGTATGTAACATCTGCTGTTATTGTAGTTCCACTTTGAGGAAGCTCTATCATCCTAGAACCGGTAGTACCGAAATTTCCATTTGAATCTGCAACTGATCTAAAATCTATTACATTTCTTAAATTTACTGTTGTGCCTGCAGGAGTTCTATATGATGGTATTTGATCGTATTCAACTTGTCCTGAATATGAATTTATTGAAAAATAGTCACCACTGGCTGCTGGAGCAAAAAACTTATATTTAACTGATACGTTTCCACTTGGTGCAGAAAATCCATTTTTTAGAATTAATCTACCGGGCTCATACCTTGAAGGCCTTTGTCCATTATCAAGCACAAATCTTGGTGATAAATTATGACTACTGTCTGCAGCATCAACAATTTCTTGAACACTAAAAATATCAGCTCTTTTTAAATTAATAAATTTTAATCCAGCACCGTTGGAATCAACGGCATTAACTAAAGAAAAATCTGTTAGTGTTTTTTGTATAAAACTTGTTTGTGTTTTTGTAACATTTGCAGCAAACTCTACATTTGACGCGCTTACTAAAGTGTTACCTGTTCCAAATGCTGCATTTGTTGGTGAATTTGTAGGTGTAAAAGTAGGAGAAATCGTAGTTATATCGCTATCTGCTTTTGCAAATACAAAGTTTGAAGTTGATGTATATGCTTCACCAGTACCTAAACCGGGCAATGTGAGATTTCCAGCACCATCAACACTTTTACCTGAAAATCTTCTTTGTGCAGTATAAATTAAATCAGTTATAGTTGAAGGTCTTTGCTTAGGCAGTTCAAAAAAACTATAATCATTAACGATTTCTTTAAGAACTGCTTTCGAATTGTCGAGTGTGATATCAAAATAATTGTCTGTTGAAGTACCTACGCTTTTTACATTTCTAAATGCTTGGCCGCTATTCATTTGTATATCAGTAAGATGAGCTTTGATGTTTAATCCATCTTTTGTAAGAGCTTTTACTCGAGCTGTACCAATAGTGCTACCGCCGTGAGTAACTGCACTTCTTAAATTCATCTCTTCCATTTCATTAAAATTTGGTATGCCTTGTGTTTGGCCGGCAGCATTTGTTGACGGAGTTACAATGACGTGATGTCCAAGAACAGCACTAACAGGTTCATTATTAATTTCAGTTGTTGCAGTTGGTTTTTCTACTCTAATTGAAGTAGGATAAGTTCTACTTGCTCTATATCCATCAACCACAACCACTCCATCACTAACTTTTAGTAGCAAGTGAGTATTTTGTGAATCCAATTCAAATTTTGCAGTAAAAGGTTTTACTTCATAATCACCAGAATTTTCTTTGATTCTTGTAGCAATTAATTTATTTGGTATATTATATGATTGATTTGTATCAACGTTTTCATATATTGCACCATTTACTATTGTTGCAACATGTATAAAGTTTTCGCTTGCTGACAATTCATCACGTTCGGCGATGCTGAGTGTAATTCGATATCTATCGGCGCCTGGTGCAGAAACATTTGGAACAGTACCTTGATTATCATACAAATCGTTATCATCACTCGCAGTTATTACTTCTTCTACTGTTTTAAATCCAATGTCTGTGCTAGGAAAATCGGTGTATTTTGATATAATTTTACTTTGATCTTCAGTAAATACAAAATTTCCACGAGCATAGTACACACCACTACGAAGCGTAACTTGAGTTCCTGTGCCGACTGAAGGATTTCCTAACGTTGCTAGTTGAACTTTTAACTCACCACCTCCTGAAACATTCATAACTTCGTTTGACGACATTCTTTGTGTTACTACATCAGTGGTCCCTTGTGCTGAACTAGTACTAGTATATTTTACATAAAGTGTTGCAGGATCACCACCACCTGCTTCAACAGCTTCAATTATTGTAGCTATTATTCCTGATGTTTGACCTGTTACAGTTTTTCCTACAAGAGTTGCAACTGCTGGTAAGACATGCGCCGGATCAGTCTCATTTAATTTTATAAATTCATATCTTGGATTAACATTAATACCACCGGGTTTTACAACTGTACCTTCTTTAAATACATTATTTCCGAATCTTTCAATTTGTTTTTGTAGTATTGTTTGTAGTTGTGTTAGTTCTCTTGCTTGTAATCCTACACCTGAGTTAAATAATATTCTGTGATAGTTATCACTATCACGAAAATCATCTTTATAAGTTGTCGATAAGGTGGTTTCTGTAAACGTTGTCGCCATATTAATATCCTATTATAGTGTAACTACTACTTTAATGTCTTCTACTTGTGAAGAAGTTCTAACAACTGGTGCTCTGTTTTCTATATATAAAACTTCTCCAGAAGTATTTATGTATTGTTCATTTGAATCTGCAACTACAGCAATTGTTCCAGTTTCACCGCCTTCGTCTGTAAGAGTATTTCCTACTGAAAATGGTGTAAATCCAGTACTGTCAGTTTGATGATAATAAACTTTCATATTAGAAACATTACCATAATTTACAACTTCATTAACATATGCTTTTGCTGGTGGTGTTAAACTATTTGTAATTAGTTCATCAACAGATAATTGACTTGCAAAAGCTGAATCTGCTTTTAAATATCTTAAAGCTTTATTAGTAGTCGAGGTAAGAATCGTTCCATTATCTGAATCGGTGCGTGGATTTCTAATCAACATGACTTGTCTAAAATCTTGATCATTTCCTGCTAAGAAATCTCCATTTTCTGTGCCATCTGGTTTAGAGTTAAACATTAGTGAGGTTGCTTTTAATTCATCTCTTGGGTCAGCACCTATACCATTAGGAGGACCAAGAACTGCTCTTGCTGTTGCACCGCTTCCACCTCCACTAGAAATTGTCACAGTTGCATTTACGAAATTTCTTCCTGAACCTGCACTTTCATTTAACATATCAATTTTAACAACTTTACCGCTTGAAACAACTGCAGTTGCTTGTGCACTATCGCCAATAGCCCCACTATTTCCCGTTATAGTAACAGTAGGAGTACCTGTATAACCACTTCCTTGATTCTCTACTATAATATTTGCTATTCTACCGGGATCTGCAGAATCTTGCGCAGCTTTTTGTATTGTCTCAAATGCATCACTGGCAGTAGTTACTAATTTAACTGGAACAAAGTTGGCAGATAAAAATGAACTTGTGTCTGAAGCGGATAAACCATATAAAAATCTCCATGTATATCCATCTGAAGTTTTAAATGGTTTTGGTGATGTGCCAGTTGGCTTAACTGTTGATTTGTTTACAGCTCCAGTTGCACTTTTACTTTGTTGTAAACAAATATAAACATGATTGTCTTCAGTAAGAACATAATAAGTATTTGATGGTATTGTAGTTAGGTCGTCATCATAACCATCATATTCATTACCTGAAGACCAGTTATGTCTTGGTATTACAAAGGATGTTGCAGCTACAGCTTTTACAGATTGTAATGCGTTTTGTGCGTCTCTAATTGTTTTAGGTGAATCTGTCGGTGTTGGAACAGTTTCAGTCGAGTTCCATTGATCATTTTTTCCAATACCTACATAATATCTTGCAGTTAAGTTTGAAACTTCATCAAATATTTTTTGCATAAATTGTTTTTTAAATGGGTCTGTAATTATTGCTGACATTTTCTATTCCTATGTTATCAAAATTGAATTAGCCGAATCATTTCCACTGAGCATAAACCAATTAGTTCCATCCCATATACACTGCGTTGCTGTGTTTTGTGGCAGTCGTATTGTATTTCCATTAGCAAAAGGTGCAGGTGTTATAGTAGCTAAACCGGCTCCTTTATTTGAAAAAATCTTAAATTCGCCGATAGTAGTACCTGGCCCTAATCCTACTGCTAAAGCTGATCCACTGTTACATATAATCAATGAAGAAGACGAATCAGCCTCACCATCACCAGTTATTGTGCTTGATGTAAAAGCTGCTTTTCCTATGGCCACAGAACCTTTACCTTGAGCAACCAATGATAAGTTAACATTTGTGTCGGCACCATTTCCAGTTGCAGCTATTGATGGATTATTAGTATTTGAATTATTTGTAATAGTAATTTCATTTACAGCACTTGCTGTTTTTACAAATTTAATCAGTTCATTACCGGTTGAATCTGATATTTGTGTTCCAATTTTTGGATTGTTTATTAATGGTGATGATAAAGTTTTATTTGTTAAAGTATCAGTTGTTGCTCTACCTAGAATTGTATCTGTTGATGTAGGTAAAGTTAATGTACCAGTGTTTTTTATTTCTGCTATTGTTGGTGAAGTTAATGTTTTATTTGTAAGAGTTTGTATAGTGTTATCAAGTGTTACTGTTCCTGTTGAATCTGGTAATGTAATAATATTATCTTGTGTAGGATTAGTAACCTTCAATCTTGTTTCAAAATCATTATCGCTTGTACCTTCAAAGGTAACTGCATCATTTTCTAATGTTATTTGTGTTGATAAATTACTACTATCGCCACCACCTAGTAATGCATATACTTCTGCAAAGTTTGCATTTATCTTTGTGCCAGCTTGACGTAATGTGTCACCATTACCATCATTAGCCGCACTTCCTATACCAATATTTTGTCTAGTCATATAATCTTCCTAATAATAGTTCTATTTATACATAAAAATAATCATTACGAGTTAAAAGATGAATCAAATTGTGCGTTATCCATTGTCTCAAGAGTAAGTGAGAAATCTGGTGCAGCTGCTTCTGCGCTATCACCTAATGCACCAATAAAGTCTTTTCCTAATCCACTGTCATCAAATGTAAATGAATTAGGTGTAATAATTTGTTCGATGTTTCTATAAAATCCTTGAAGTTGTGCAGCTGTAAGTGATTGATATACATTAATTTTTTGATCAAGTCCTACTCTAAATGTTACCCCATCTGCCGAATCAATTAGTCCAGTTAACTGTGTAAATGGTGCAATTGCAAATGCAGTTCCAGTTCCTGTAATTACTCTATCTGCGCTGTCAGTCTGTATTGATAATGGTGCTGTTAATGAACCTATGGCTTCAGCGTCTGTCACAACAGAACCTGCAACGTAAAAACCTGCAGGATGTACAAACTTTTTATATAGTTCTAGCCAAGTACTTTGTGATAAAGCACTTTTAATTAATATTGAAAAAACTTGATATAATTCATTGTTTCTGATAAACTTATTTGATTCAGCACCAATTCTACTTAAAGGTCCAGATGAATCGTACCCTATAGTAAATATATCTCGTTTAGGATACTCAACTTCAACATTTTGTTGAAAAAATGCTCTAAAAAATTCTTCTATTGAAAATCTACTGCCTTTTGTTCTATGCAGCTCATGAATTCTTTGTGCATAAAAACTAGGATCAACAAAATTACCTCCAGTATTTCTGCCTGCAATTTCTTCTATTAAAAGTCGTAATAAATCTGAAGTAGTTTCTTGTGTATCTCTTGTTTGATATATTTTTTTTAATTTATAGTCAAATGAACTAGCACCATCAGAATCTAAATAATCATAATATTTTTCTAAGAATGTTACAAGCTTTGGATAATCTTGAGTAAAAAACTCAGGTAAAGCATCACGAACTTTTCGATGTAAAAAGTTTCTTGGTCTTCTATTATAATGATATTGAATATTTGGCATTAGTAACTAGAACCACCTGATGATGATGTTGATCCGGATGTTGTTAATGATGCTTGAATCTCTTGATAGTCAAGAACAGCGTTAGCCTTTGATGCTGCAGGATCAATATCAATTACACTTGCTCTTAAAGGTCTTATAGTACTTTCATTAGCAGG